GTGTTAATACTGCGGGATTATTATCGAGATAATCCACGTATAAATCGTTCAATATCTCCGTACAATGACATCATGATTGCTTCTTGACTGCCAAATAATATTAGTTTGGGGTTTTTTCCAGGTTTGATATAATATGGACAAGTGAGTTTGTTATTAAGTGTGATCAATTGATTGGGTTTGTTTGGCATACTCGGCGGTACTTCAAATTCATAATACATCACGCCCAACTGATTGAATATGTCAAACCCCTGCATACTCAATCGCAATCCACTCACGGGCCTGATATCTTGCCACCAATCCTGTATGGCCAATTCTACTGTAGGTTGATTGTCTGGCAACTGGGCCAGCATCTGCTGAGTAAACTCAAGTTTAGTTGTCATTGGGGAACACTTGTGCCCCTTGTGTTAACAATACCACTGTGAACTTGTCTGTTTTGAACTGACTGTTGAGTTTGCGGGCCAAATTGATAGCATGACCTTTGTTAGAAAAACTGACCTTTTTGTACTTGGGTCCCGGGTACTGTGTGAGCATGTGAGAAGTCTTGAGATTGATGGCTGTTGAGTTGTAAAAAACGGCCCACACTCCATCAGCAGCTAATACTTGTTCAGTCTTGTAAGTTTGTTTGTTTATGTGTTCAATTAACACAGTGGGTTTTGGACGACTCATTCATTAAACTCCTACATTTATTTATCTAAATGCAGTAGTTCAAAATGTTCCGCCGGTGAGTTCTATCTTTATGACCTCGTCTGTTTTGCCATCTGTGCGTAATTGTTCCAATACCAATAGTAATTTAGTAATATCAGCATGTAGATCTTTAGCATCTCTGAGACTCAAAGTGACATCTCTTCCGCCGCGACTTTCCTGTGCTTTGATCAAGTCAATAAAGCGATTTATGTGCAGGCTCATATGAGGTATTTGTTCAGTTCAGGCGGAGTCCATCCAATTGGTTTGAGCACTTTGCCATCTTCACGTTTGCGTACTTTGCCAGTTTCTTGATCAATTTTTGCAAAGTTAGTACGCATCACTTCGTTCCATGCACCTTCGGCATCAGCACCCATGCTATGGATTGCACCAATAGTAACCACTAGAATATCAACCAATGCATCTAGTTGTTCTATAGGATCGTCTGTCAATGTTGCTTCTAACAATTCCTGATGTTCTTCGTTGATGAGATTGACATACATCAAGTATTGTTTTTCATTAAAACGATCAACGCTTTGATCGCAGGCCTGCATAAATGTTGATTGATCTTTAAATGGATTCATTTGCTTGTTCTTTAGTATGGAACGGACCTTGATATGAATATCGTTCTAACACAATTAGTTTGGGATTTTGAACTGCCTTCCATGCACGATGTTGTTTGATTGTATACCATCCGGCAGCAAACCAACTTTTGCTTTTGTTATTTTTTGTAAACAATGGCAGTTTGTGTTTGACATCCCATACAGGATTCAACGCTTGACAACCAGTATTGTATCCATGCACACAATTGGGTGTGACAGCACCAGGCGATATTACAGTATTTTCAAATTCAATATCAGCTGCTTTGGCCAATGTTCGAATGGTTTCGAATCGGCTCACACTGTTTTCAATGGTAACAACATATCCAGTGTTATCTGCTATCACATTGCCAATTTTCCGATTGTCTTTTTTCAAGATCCAGAATTGATCAGCTATGATAGGTTTGGCTAGTATCATCTAATACTCCTTTGTAAGTTTCATTCATCCAACGACCAAAACTGTCAGCACTGTCGCTGCATTTGGTCAATTCATACTTTCCGCAAAATTTAAGAAAGTGACTGCCCACTTGTCCCACGTCTTTGTGAGATATTTGTTCACGTATGGCCTGATCAACCATGAGTTTGATGTTGTCCGGTTGAGCAGTGAGATCAATCAACACACGGTTACGATCATAATCATCTAACACACGATGTTCACCTCCATTGTGGTCAGACCAGTGTTGGAGCATGAGATTGTTCCAATTATATCCACGACGTTCTCTATCAGCAAATGCTTCTCGAAGACCAACTTTATTCTTGGTACCCTTTTCACGCACCCCCGGGTAGGCCGAAAACACATTGTCGCTGGTATCTCCTCGCATGCACTTTTCAAATAACAACCATGCAGGCTCGGGTGCAGTTTTGGGTAGTTTAGTTTTCTTATCTTTTACTGGGTTGTTTTTTGCGTCAAAGATACCTTCCAGCGTGATCAATTCATCAGTAATACCATTGTATTGTTGCACGTTTAGGGCCACTAATTGCACAAAGTCTGTGTCTGAACTAACTATCACATGATCATCTTGGGGGTGTAAGGATACCCAACGTGCAATGATATCGTCTGCTTCTGCATTGGGATGACGAATAACACTACAATTGGTTTTTGTAGACAAGTATTTAGTCAGTTCGTCATAGGTCTCCCAAAACATTTTATCTTCTTCGGCTTCTTGCTCGGTCATTTTGCCCCGAGCAACAGCACGATTTTTCTTGTAGGGTTCGTAATAGTCCTTGCGCCATGATCGACCTTCCAGTGCAAAAATAACATGGTCTGCTTGAAATCGCTTGGCAACCTTGTTAGTTGCCATCATTGTGACATGTAGAGCAAATCCCAGTTTAGTCCAAGCATCACTGGCCCTGTGGGCGCCGTGACGTGCCCGAAAAAACATGTTGGCAGTGTCAATTAGTAGATATTTCATCAGGATCCAATAGTTGAGTGGTCTTGATGTATTGTAACACATGTTCTGCCCAAAGTCTATGGCTTTTGGCATCAAAATGGTAATATGCGGCATTTGCGTATGTGCCGCCGTTGTTAGTTAGCCAATTATGATAGGATTCTTCCCGAATGTATGGATACATATAGTTTTCTCCCCAATTGTGCTGATTTTGAATATCACTAAATGTACTGTGCCCATTAAAGAACAAATGACGTATGCCCAAATTTTTAAGATACAAGTGCATTTTCCAAATGTTATCATGGGCTTGCAACGTTTTAATTGTCCAATCTATGTTTATAACATATTCCTTGTAGCGTTGTTGCAACTGTGTAGGCACAGTATCAATACCGCTGGCATTCACTTGATACCATTGATCTAGATGATACCACTCTTCTCTTTCCCATGTGGTCCATTGTAAAATCATAAATGTCTGATCCAGCCGGGCGGTGTTATTTTCAATCCAGTCCTTGGTAATACGTATGATTCGATCGTTACTGCCACCCGAACTGGCCTCACACACCAACTCTGCCGCAAGTGAGTCTGCTAGCCGCCGACCATAACTCACGGCCAAATTAGCAGGATGCGGTTCAGTGCCACGTTGCCAATATTGTGGGTCATCCACTGCCCAAGCATGTTTAACCGCAGCTTCTGCAGCAGCAGAATGACTGCATCCGTTAACATATAGTATCATGGGGTTATTTTATCAGTTTCGGCTGCTACCACACGCTTGCGTAAACCTGAACTAGAGAAAGAATGGTCTCGCCCATTGAATACCAGTCTGATGTTACGGACAATACATTCTATGCGGCCACTAAAGTCTTTGGTTTGATATTCCACACCCAGAATACGTACATCCAATGGTAATATTAACAATAGATCCACAAGGTCTTGTTCAGTTTGGTATACTACCACTTCGTCCACATAACGGCATGCGGCCAGTTGTATCTGACGTTCCACAATACTTTGAATAGGTTTGTTTTTAGTATCTGGGCGATCTATTGTGGGATCAGTTTGCAAGGCAGCAATCAGATAATCGCAGTGATTTTTGGCTTCACTCAGCATGGCAATATGCCCGGCGTGTAGCATGTCAAATGTACTAAAGGTTATACCAATTGTTTTACCTTCAACTCGGAGTTGCTTGATGTGATTAAAAATCATGACACTTCACTGCGGCCACCGCCGAGATCTCGACTTTGCACCCATATGCCAGAATTTTTAATAGCTTGTTCTTGTTCCCACGTTTCCATCACAACATGTCTGCACACATTCTGGAACCACTGGTCAACTATGTCTGAATCAGTTTTTCCAGCATAGCCGGCACGCAATAAATTGGCTACAAATTTATCATTCCAATCAAGTTCAAACGAACCTTGATGTAAGTTAACAGGATCAACCTCCATGCTTAAAATTTGCACATATGGTTCTCCCTTTTCGTTGGCCAGTTCTTTAGGAGTTTTTTGTGGAGATTCTATCTTGGGTTGTGACTTGACCGTCTTGATCGGTTTTGGCGTGTCCGGTGGTGGTGCCGGTGTATCTACCTTTTTAGGTTTAAAAAATCTATCTAACATGCCCATTATTTCCCCCATCCATTTCCCCACAAGTCCACATGTAGTCGTGGACTGTAATTATAACCACGAGACAGTGCCCAGTCAGCCACATTCACACGGTTCTCTGCATATGGTGTAACAACACCCCCTTGTGGCATGACATATACCACACCAGTGAATCCTTGTTCACGATATTCGGCAGTGGCACGATCTACTTCGTCAAGGTGTGCTTTGGAATCTATTACAAATTTCAAATACACAGTTCCGTAATTTTCATACTCGGCAACAATCTCAGGTTTGACAGCATCCGACCATGTTTCGCCGCTGGCACTTAGTTTAGGACTGACACTGAATGTAATTTCTTGACGTGGACCTCCATTAAGCCACAGTTTTGTTTGCCAATCTTTTAAATACTTTTTAAATTGATCTTGTAATTTCTGAGTACCATTGGTTTCAAATGTGATGTTTTTTAAATCTTTCATGCTGTCATGCTCCAGCAACTCCTGGTAGGCCCGTTGCCAACCCAGCAATGGTTCGCCACCAGTAATAACCAAATGTACGTCATTGCCATTCTTCTGTTGCCATTGACCATTTGGAGTCAATGCCAACATTTTTGCTACCAGTTCATTATGCGTGTATGTTGGGCTAAGTTCTTTAAATTCTGGATGCCAGCTGGCATAGCTATCGCATCCGGTATTTACTAGCGGTAGACTTAAAAAATCTTTGTACAGGTGAATATTTTTTGCCACTTCGTCTGCCTCGGTAGATTTCTCACCAGGCTTGCATCCAAAGCCGGCACAGGTAAAGTTGCATCCAAAAGTTCGCAGGAACACACTTGGCACACCAACAAATCTTCCTTCACCTTGTGCTGAATAAAATAGTTCTGATATTTTGAGTTTCATATTAAATGTTGTTTAAACTTTACGGGCCTTGACCAGCAGATGCCAGCCCAGGTACTCTTTTACAGCCTGGCGATGTGAATCTGACATGGCATCAAACCATGGCTCTAACACATACTTGCCCTTGTTGTATTCATCTACATTATACATGAAACAGTGGTCCTGACGCAACCTCTCAATATGCCAACCGTTATCAATGTTCATTAATTGATGTATTTCATCTTTGGAAAATGCTTGTGCATACGGGCAACCTGCTTGTGCCTCAAACTGGTCAAGGCCTTTTTGGATCATGGCATACTTCCAGGAGTTTTTGGCATACACCATGTAACGG